ATCATCTGACAAGCCATAATATCTTTGGTTTGCTACTGTACTAAATGTAAACGCACCTGATAGCATTCTGGTTCTACGTGCAAACTCTTCCATACCTGCGTTAAGCCATAAACGTATTTGTGTTTCACTAACATCTGGATGATGCTGTCTTACCATTTCTATCATTTGTTTTTGCGTCATTTTTGTTCCACTATTCTTTGTAATTCTTTTTCATACTCAATCTTTAATTGTTGAGCAAAACTTGCTGTATTTGTTGCAAGCTCAATATCCTCATTGTTTTGATCTTCTGCTGCTAGTTTCATCATAAACTTTGCAGCTGCTCCTAAAGTAACTGCGTATTCTGCTGCATTAGGAAAATCAGATATAGCACTATCCCCATGTGCTACTGTTGGATACGTATAGGATAATATCTCACCTTCTTCTCCACTACCAGGTGCAGGTAGTATAATTAAATCTTTGCCTTTAAAATAAAATACTGGATCTTTTTTATTAACTGCATCTGCGTAGTATATACTACCAGAATCAGATAATGGACTACTTGCGCTATAAGGCTTTTCATTTGCATAGTATCCATTTCTAGATATAGATAAAATTCTTTTATCATGGATACTTGTAGGATTACTAGTTACCTGGGTAACTGTAGCATTTCTAATAAGAACATCTTTTGGTAATCTATCTGCTACTTCACATGCTGTAGCTGTAAGCATATCGTTTAAGCCACTAGTGTCACTTAACGTTCTTCCTATCAAATCTTCTACTTGTAATTTAAATGTTTGCATTTATTTCCTTATAGGTTAGGGGGTAGAATTAACTACCCCCATTACCTTATTTATCAACCGCTTGCAGTAATGTGAGCATCATCAACACAAAAACCATAAACATAGTAGTTAGTTCCATCGCAAAAAACATCAATTCTGTCTCCTACGACTGCACCACTAGCAAATGTAATTTTATCAGCTGCGTCAACTTGCACACCATTTTCAGCTACAATTGCACCAATCATCACATCAGCAGTTCCACCAATAATATCAAAATCATTGGATCCTGCTGTGCCGAGAACAAAAGTTCCCTGCCATCCTTTAGCATCGCCTACTGCTGGTAATGTAATGTTATATGCTGCTGCTTGAGAGCATATAAATACTTTACCTGTATCAGCTTTTGCTAAAGTTTGATCAGATGCAAGTGCTTTAATACCAGCACTGGTTCCGCCTATATATGGTCTAGCCATGTTAAACCTCCTTTAATCTGTTATCTTAAATAACTTATGAGATTCAATCAAGGTTATACCAATGCCTTCGTCAGACATGTACTGATCCTTAACACCATCAAACGCATTATCAGTTTTGATATTTGTTTGATATACTGGAGGTCTGTATGTAGCGTGGAAAAGATTTTCCTCTGATACAACGACCATGTGTTTGTTATAAGGACCACGTAGTACTGGTGTTGGAATTAACATCAATACTCCATGAGGAGTTTCTAACTGACGATAGTTAAAGCCCATTGAGCTACGCTCGGAAGAACTGATATTTACATTCCAACCTGAGTTGCCTGCAAAACCAGAAGAACCTTCCATTTTAGACCAATAGCTCATTGCACCCATTCCACAGAAAGCCATTTTCATGCCTGCCTCTGGAA